CCAGTATCAATAATTCCTTGATAGCCTAATTTCTTTATCTGATCTGTTACCTTGTCTGGTATAGAAGTCCAAACATAAGAGTTATCACCCTTAGCTAAGTCTTGTTCTAACTGATTTACCCAGTCTTTAGGCGTATATCTAGCATCTTTTGCCCACTCGTCAGAACCAGATGTTTTTAGTCTCGTTCTGTCGTTCTTAAACGCTTCTTTTAATGCAGGTATGACTGTGCTTCTAATCTCTTCGACATTACTTGTCTTTAATGGGTTATTTATCATGGCATTGCCTGTCAACACACCTTGTGCAGATGTCCACGGAGCATTGGCTTGACTAATTTCGTGCGGGTATCCTGCTAATTTGTAAATATCAGCTAATTCAGATGGAGCGTAAGCATCTAACATACCGCTTTCTCCGTACACGCTCCTTAGTGCAGCTAACGGGTTTCCTTTAGCTGCCTTTAATTCGTAGTCAAAATGGCCGGGAGAGAATGGCGCTCCTTGTGATGTTGGATGCAATGTCCATGCACCCTCTCCTTGTGCTGGATTTTCATACCCAATTCTGCGAGACTTATCTAAAATATCTGCTTTAACTTCTGGAGACAATAGATTCCAGCTTTGTTCTACTGTGTATGGATTTTTCCCTCTTAAACCAAGTGATTTGGGAGATACTTGGAAGGACTCTGCTAAATCACCTGTGTTACTAGCCATTCTGCTAGTGTCTTGTTTGTTCATAGCGTAACCAGATGCAACAGGTGGTGTGTCTGTACCAAATGGCATAGGCCCAGATGTAGCTCTTTTAGGGTCTAAATTTTTACCAGATAGCAATCTGTCTAATCTTTGTGTGCCATGCAAATAGTCTACCGCACCCATAGCACCAGCCCTGTCTATATAGGTATTATTAGCTGGCAGTCCTAGTCCACCCTGCTCCTTTGGTAGCGCAGCGTTGCGCTGTGCTGTGTCATGCAGTATCTCAAACTCTGTCTTAGGTCGCTGCATCATTGCACCGCCTATACCATTGCGCTCAAGAATGTTCATGTGCTTAGGGTCAAATACTACGAAATTAGATGTACCTTTGCCAGCATCTCTACTAGCAGCATCTAGGTAGCGTATGCCTGTAATGCCCATGTTTTGTAAAGCATCTGAAGCATACTTCTGCCCTCCAAGCTCTTTAGAAAGTTCCATGAACAAATCCTGACCGTCAGTAGCCGGACTACCTCTTTCCATCCTACTATAGAAGTTTTCTTGAAACGGCTTGGCAAAACTGTTCAATGGGCCTTGCTGCATTTTGTCGTAGATTGAAGTCATCTCGCTCTCCGTCATTGGCTTATCCCAATCCAACATCTTTGCAACGTGTTCGTCTGGTAGGTCTACTTTGTAGAGATTGCCGGGGGCTTCTCTAGTAATCTGCTGCCCCTTCATTAAATCTAGCTCTGCAATTGCCTTGTTTCCCCAAGCACCTTGATTCTTAAAACTCTTTCTAGCCGCTTTTTCACCATCTCTAGCAGCCGTAAAAATAGCCGCAGTTTTAGGGTCTGATATATCAAAAGGTTGACCGCCAGACTCCCTACTAAAAACCTCTTTACCGCCAACAAAGAATTTTTCTGGGCCTTTAGAAAGATTTTCTTGATACCGTTTTGCTAAATCTTTTGCTTCAGCTAGATATCCAGCGCCAACGCCATAGGCTTGCGCTCCCTCGCCTGTTCCTACCTTCATTGGGTCAAACTCACCTAACGGATTATTGGCTGTTGGTGGGAATGTATGAGGTGAGCCATGATAAGTAATTATTTGCTGTCTAGGGTCAATCACATTCCTACCAAGAATGCCAGTTTTGTTCTGTACCTGTTTAGCAGCATTTTTAAGAGCAGCAATCCCGGCCAGTTTTACTGGATTCTTTAACATACCGCCTAACGCAACAGTATCAACCACCTCTGGCCTTAACGCTGTAGTCTGTCCTCTGCCTGTAGTTATGCGTCCACCGTGACTGAGATCGTCTAGCAGTCTGGCAACATTCCCAAACGGCAGTAGATCGCCACCGCGCATACCTGCAAGCAAGGGGTCGCGCTCCGGCACTACATACCTGTCGGCTTGATCTGATAAAAACTTAAAAGCGTCAGACGTAGCACCTAGAAACCTGTTGCGAGGTTGCTGAGTTACTGAGTCTTGCCTAGCAAGAGCTTTGGCTAGTTCTTTAGGACTAGGCATTATGCTGAGAATATACCTACAGCCATAACCTCAACACCCGCTCCTGTCGTAATCTTCCATGCGCCAGTAGTAGATGCAGCGTTGATCTCGATATTGTATACATTGATACCTGTGCCGGGTGATGCAGGGAGAATTGTATGGGTCAATATGCCTACTCCTGTTCCATCTACCAGAACTACGTTGCCTGTCGCAGCGGTAGTGACTGTGCATATCAGTCTGTGGATGTAGTCACCGATTGCACCTGTGCCGCCTAAAACTTGTGCTGTTTGACTTGCTGCAACGTGTTCGTATTGATATCTAAAGGGTGATTGTATGCTCATATTCTGCCTCTCTTAGGTTGATTTGCTTGCGCCCACACATCGTTAAGTGTTGCTGTGTTTTGCTCTCCTACCATCAGCGGTTTAGCTGCATCAGGCTGCCTGACTCGCGGCTCTGACCGCCATGCTATTGCTAACATTCTAAAGGCATCTGCCGGGTGAGAACAATTATGCACTATTGCTCCGTTTCCTAGTGAGAATTCCTCAATTCCCGGTACAGACATACACCATACATCCTCAGTCTGACTTAGCCTTTTTACGCTCTCTATACCTAGCAGTTGCCGCTTTATCAGCGCCCCTTGCCCTGTATGCTTTAACCTTGCAAGCCTCGCTACAATATTTTTGCATAGTAGCTGACTTCCTGACAAGCGCCATAAATAGCACGCCGCATTGTGAACAAGGCTTCTCTTCTCTTTTAACCTTTGTCCAAAACTTCTCTCTCTCTGCGTGCCGCTTATGCCATAAATTGCCAGCTTCCGATTGATGCCAAGCGGTTGCTGCATCTCTCGCAGATTGACTAAATCCCTTTCTTGGGTGTGCGTGCCATGTCTCAGATAAATGTATCTTGGCAGGCAAGCATTCAAGATTGTGTAGCTGATTGTTTTTTGGGTCGCTATCTTTGTGGTGTATGTGGCAACCATCAGGTATAGCGCCGAATGCAATCCTCCAAACATCCCTATGCAGCTTTTTACCGCCTCTCGAAAGGTATTTATCACTAGGCCATAGCCTGTATAAACCGCCATCGAAATACTGTGTAATTGGGTCAAGGAGGATAGGATTTGAGAATTCTTTGTAAGGTTCTCTGCTGATATCCACCCTGATTCCGTCTTGAATAAATGATCCGGCGTACATCTCACCGAATACCCTCCGACGAACCCCACCTCCACAAGCTCCGCATTTTTCCTCGTCACACGAGGGTTTGTGTACCGTTTCCATCCACATGATGTAAGAACCTCTCCGTTATCTTGGAGGTTCATTATCTGTTGTATTCCGTAACGCGTCAATACTGTTGTATCGCCTGTAAAACACCAGTCATGTCTTGGTGTCTGCCGAAACGCCTTCTTGTCCTCATCGTACTCTCTTTGGTACTGACGTAAAGCCTCGATACCTTCATTGCATCGCTCTGTGTCAAACCAGCACTGCGGCAGTACCTTTCTTACAGCCTGTATACCGTCTTGCACACTTAGATCAGGCACGATAGCTAGACTATTGATGCCAAAGTGTACCGCCAGTTGCTCGATTACTGACTTGCCAGCAGCCGCCAATGTCTTAGCTCGTGCATCGTGAGGCAGGTGGTGCTTACCGAAATTATACGGTCTTGCTAGGATATTTGCAGCAATTTCATCAATATTAGCACCCGAAACCGAGTAAAAGTCGATTATATGTACTTCATCTCTGATGACCTGATAGAACCACACAGCCGTATCATCCCGATATCCTAAGTCCCAAGCAGTATGAACAGGCACGTTGTTGTCATAAGGCACTCTAGTTACGCGCCCTTGCTCGGTAGCCTCACGCATCTCCACGCCGTAGAAAGCTCCTAGTATTGCCGCCTCAAAGCTACACTCATACTCTTGCTCATACTGGTCAGGTGACAGTTGAGCTTTAGCAGCCGATAGCTCCCCATCTGGGAGTAACTTGCTTACTGATGCTGGTAGGTTAAGGCAAAACCACTCGCTAGGTATTCTCTGAGCAGTAGAATAGATAGTCCAGAAGGCATTTTTACCCTTCGGAGTAGATGCAAAGACGCACCAGCCTTGATTGTCTGATAGAGCGGGTCTCAGGATATTGCCAAACACGCTGGGTTTAAAATCAGCATATTCGTCCAGAAAAAGCCCAGAAAATCCCAAACCTCTCATGGCATCCGCGTTATCGGCCCCAAATAACCTTATCCTAGCTCCGTTCACTAGGTCTACATATAGGTCAGACTCATTGACTGATGCAAGTATTGGTCTAGCGTAGTGCTTGAGGTATTCCCATGCCACTGACTTAGCCTGTGATCTGTATGGAGCTATGTAGGCAAATAGGGGCATAGGACTAGCACAGAGGGCCGCTGCTCGTATCAAGTCATTGATAGCTGCTACGGTCTTACCTGCGCGTCGATGAGCTACTAGACAGGCCCAGCGTTCTGTTCTCTCATGAAACGGCATGAAAGCCAGCCGAGGCTGGTAGTCCATTTCTATTTCGCCGCTTTCCATTTAATAGTCACCTGTACTGGCCCATCATCCTTGCCTGTGAGTTCTGTCCGGCTCAATTTTGGTACATGGTACTCAATCATGTCTGTGTAGCATCGAAACGCCATCAGTGGCCCATTCTCTTTTGCAATAGCGTCTAGCCATTGCTGTACTCTATGTGCATTCCCGTCCACGAATCGAGCTATAGCCTCTCTAGCGTTGCTTGTAGACTTGTTTACGACCCCTTTAGGTCTGCCCGGCCCTGCTCCTTGTATCTTGTGTTTTTTTATTGCCATCATATATCTCGCTTTTCGTTCAGTCTAATAGCTGGTAGCTTGGCTGCTTCTATTACATCTTCTAAGTATTTTATAGCGTCAAGCCTTGTCATACCTTGAATGATTGCCGGGAAGCTACTTACTGGCGTTCCTGTAGGATCGCAGACTATCTCGTGAATCTGATAGCCGTTATGTGTCTTGACCATGCGTATCATGCTAGGAATTTCAGCTTGTAGATGGTGCTGTCGATTAGTTGTGCTATCTCATCTATTATATTCTGTAGCTCTGAGTCTTGCGGTAGTCTTTTTCTTTCATCTTCAACATACTTACTTAAGCTGAACATGTACTTTAGTGGTGGTGTCGGCAGTAGATAATACTTCTCATAATCATCGATGATTCCGTAGCAGCCTTGATATGCCTCTACGAATGAGTCTACTAACTCTTCTAATTCGGTGTAATAAGTGCCTAGAGCAACGTGTTCGCTGTAGGATTTGGTCTGGAAGTGCAGTATGTGAGCGTTAGTTACTGAATGTAGTAGTGTTAGTACGAATTGTTGTGGTGAATGACTCATTTATCTCTCCTAGTTATTTGATTTTGAACCTGTCTCGACATGGAGAACATACCCCCTCTACTAATCGTCCTGACCACTCGCCACACAGGTCGCAGTCTCCCGGCGATCCTTTAACTAATGGCTTGCTGGCCCGTTTAATTAAGAGTTCTAGTCGTTTCTCTGCTTGCTCGTTAGCTAGATCTACCTCGTCGCTCACAACAATTTACCTCTGCTCTGCATAAAATCTATTGGGTCTTTTGCACATTTCTGATT